CCTATTGCTAGGGCTATCCTCATACTGATTAAGTTAAATCAGAGATAATGCCATGTGCTGCTTCGTTCTTAACTTCTAGTGTGTATTCTACTAAAAGTTGAGTTAAATCAGCGTCACCAACTTGAGCAAGCTCATTAGTTTGGAATGGGCGTAAGTAAGCTACTGCTGCCATTTCTGTATCTAATAAGAAAGCTGTGTCATCAGAGTCAGTGTTAGGGATGAAACGGTCTGGAACGATTTGGATGATACCAAAGTCAGAAACGTATACATCTGCTGCATTGATGATTTGAGCTTGTTGGTTAGCTGGTACATCTCTGTAACGAGTTGCAATACCAGAGAATGTAGAAGCCACAACTTTTTGAGCTGGTGTTACTAATAACAATGTTGGTGAACCACCGTTTGTGAACGCTGATTGCATAACAGTGTTAAGTAATGTAGCTGTGAAAGCTCTATCAGTACCAGTTGTTCTAGCTGTAGTACCGTTAGCACCTGCTGAACCACCAGAACCGTTTGATGTGTTAGAAGCTAACCATGCTTGTAAACCACCAAGATTACGAGCTGTTGTAGAGTTACCATTAGCTGCAGTTTGGTTAGATAACAAAGTTGCTTCCATATCACGTTTAATTTCACTAGATGCTTTAGCTAATTGGTAAGCCTTTTCAGATTTACGACCAGCTTTGTTTACTGCATCAAGAGTACCAGAAATTTTGATAGTCTTTTGTGAGATTTGTGTACGGTTACCAACACGAACTGTTGGAGAAATTGTTGCATCAGAAGCTGTTGCACCTTCAACTGCTGCATTTGAAGTAGAAGCTGCTGCTAATGAGTCTGTTTGCCATTCATGGTAAATAGCAGTAGCTTTTGATTTGCCTACTGAATTTAAGAATGGTGTTTCTGTTGGAGAAATGTTGTAAATCACATCTGAAAGGTCTTCTCTTTGACCGATAGCTGTATAGGTTTGATACGTTGCCATTTGTTAATGTCCTTATTCTAAAAATTGTTCAAATAAAGCTGCGGCATCTCTGACTTTACCAGAGTTACGCAACTGGGTTTTTTGTTGTGTTAGTTTCTGTGCATCACTTTGTTTATTACCACCAGAAGTGCCTGCTCTTAACATTCTAGGAGCTTCATTTACCTTCTTTGTAATAGCTGGCTTTGACTTTTGAAGTTTGTCATACATCATTGCCTTGTGTAGAGTGAGCACATGACGAGAGTCATATACCTGTGAGAGTTCCTCTTCAGTAAATCCTAACGTCTTGCCATATGAACGAATTTCCTTACGGAAGTTGTCGCCTTTGGCTGGGTCTGAAAACTCTGGTAGGACTTGTGCTAGTTTAGATGCTTCCTGTGCAACTCTGTCAGACATGGCACGAGCATAGTCAGATTGTTGCTCTTGAGCAATTCTGGCTTGTTCGGCTCTTATAGCTTGGAGTTGTTCTTTCTTTTCAGAAAGTTCAGCAACTTTTACTGCATAGCCTATAGGGTCGTTTTCCTTAAGAGAATGTAAATCCTCTTGTGGCATTTGCGAAGTTAGAAAGTTATCTACTGCTTGCAAACGTTGAGCATATGAATCACGAGCATACTTTGCTTCCTCAATAGCACCACGTTCAGCTTCCACTAGCTTACGTTGTTCTGCTACTTCGGTAGTTTTTTTCGTATAGTCAGCACCAAGCTGATAACCTTTAATCAATTCAGATAGAGGTACTTCTTTTTCTTCCCCTGCGGCTTTAATTACATATGAAGGCTCTTCTTCTTGACTGTCATCTTCTTGTACTTCTGCATCATCCTCAACTACTTCTTCTACTTGTTCAGTTTCTTGTTGTGGCTCTGCTTCTTGTTCCAGTGCCTGTTCAGCTTCCAGTTCACCTGCTCTTTGCTCCGAAGAGTTAGCTGGGGTGTCCATTAGACCTTCAAACGCATTGGCTGCTTGACTTACAGTAAGCGTGCCACTTCCAGATTCTTCTGGAGTCATGGTGTTTTCACTCATTTATTTTCCTATATTACCTCTATGGGAGGCGTACCAAATGTAGAATTATCTACAATATCTTAAATCGGTTCTCATCTATTGCTTGACCTGCTGCAATAGCTTCAAGACTGCCGATTAATTCTTTAACTGCTGCTATCTTATGATAGGCATGTTCTCTAATTTCTGTATCAGAAGCGTTAGAGTTTGTAATTGTTTCCATATGCACATCAATGATTGACTTTAATACTTCTTTAAAATCGTCATCATTTATGATGTTTTGAATGTTTTGTATGTTCATTGTTGATTAACTTGTAAATCCTTAATGTCTTTAAGAGATGCCATTACTGATTTTAATGAATCAGATTGAGATTTTTGTGCTTGTGCTTGAGCATCTGCTTGAAGTTTAGCTTCTTGCATTTGTAACTCAAGTTGTTTACGAGCATTATCTAATTCCATTTGTTGTTTCTCTAATTCAAGTTTAGCCATTTCAGTTTTAGCTCTTAATTCAGCTTTTTCACGTTCCACTTGTGCCAAGATTTGTGTAGCTTGTACATTAGAATCTGGTTGTGGTGGTTGTGGTTGAGATAATTGTTGAGATTGTTCTGGAGTAATTTCATTCATAAATCCAGAAGCATCTTTAAAGCCAGCCATGTGAACAAAGCGTGCTAATGTATCTCTGTATTGTTTAATATTAACTAAAGGATTAGACAATCCGTATTGTTGAATAATTTGTTCTTGTTTACCAAGAATCATTTGTAATGTAGATAGTTGGTCTGTTCTTGAACCATTACCTAAACCTACATTAATAGAAATACCGTATTGTTCTGACCATTCACGAGGATTAAATGGAATATATTTTCCAGCAATACGAATAGTTCTTTCTTGTTTTTGATATTTGCAAAGCAATCTAAAGATAGATTGGAATAATGATTTAACACCTGTTTCTGCAAAGATACGAGCAATAAGTTCTAGCTTACCGTTAGCAGCAGATGACATAGTTGATACTGCTGTAGCTGTAGTGTTTTGTAATGCGTTAGGGTCAAGACCTTGTTGTTGGTCAGATACGCCTGTACGTTTAGCTTGGACATTATCTAGGTATTCAAGCATGGGGAATGATTGAGAAGCATTAGATTGTACAGTTAATGGTACAAGTGCATTAGGATTCTTAATACGCACTACACCACCTGCTGTAGATGTGAGCAAATCATCAAGATTAACTTGACCTTCTACTGCACCTACACGATAGTTGTTTGTTAGGTATAAATTATCTAACATTTGGCGTGTAATTGTAGACTTGATAAGTTGCAAGTCCATAGTTCTGTCTGCTAATGAGTTACCAAAGAATTTATGTGGGATTGGTAATGGGCAAATAGAATGGAAAGGAATGTAATCACAATCCTCATCACTTAAAATTTCAGAAGATGCGTAAACAATCTTACGAAGCTCTGCAACACCGTCATTATTGTAATCTACTTTAATATAGCACTCATAAACTTCACATAACTGCATAGAGTGGTCTTGTGACATCATGTCTGTAGGTTGTTCACCACGAGTATAACGTGCAATTCTTTCTGGAGAGTATTCTAAAGCGTTACCAGTAGCTAAACCTTCTACAACTTTAGGGTCAAAGCCCATTGCAATCAATTCTGAACGAGTCATCATTTTACGATGAGCACAGAAACCAGATTCTTGAATGTTTCTAGCACGTTTAGATATAATAAATTCTTCTGGTGGTACATTTTCTACACGAACTGTACCATTACGAACAGTTTTTCTTAATTTAACATCGTGTGTAGGAATAGGACTATTAGGATTTAAGTTTTCATCTATGTTTTCTTTAGAATCAACACTAATAATCTCTACTTCTGGGTCTTGCATGATAAGTGCAAGCTCATCATCGGTTAAACCTTTGTATGTTTCTTTGGTAATGTTTGTTTCATCATCCCAATATACTTTTACTACGCCTACTTTTTCTAGTAGTGCGTCTTTAAACCAGTTATGTAATACGCTAAATCCATCATTGTCTTTATAGAAGACATGGTTGACATATGTAGTAGCTTGATTAGCTAAATCTTCATCACCTTCTTTAACAGGTTCAAACTGAACAATGTTTTCAGAGGATGTAAATATACGGATAAGTTGTGGCAATGCACCATCAACAGCTTCTGCCACTTCACCAGTAACAACTTGAGATTTACCTTCTACTTCGTTACCATAAGGTCTGCGTAAGTAATACTCTAGTGCTTGTTGTCTTTCGCCTGTGGTTTCAGAC